AATAAGTTCTCATCAACTAATTGACTAAGTTGTTCAAACCTTTCAACTGAACGTTGATTGATATTGTAAGTTCCAAGTTCACGTTTATATTCTGTTTCTTCTTCTACTAATTTAGCAAGTTGTGTTTGATATTTCTCTACATTCTGATTTTCAATATGCAACAGACCCTCATTTTTACTAAACAGTTCCATAGCTTTTGTATTATCTATAGCTTGTCTACAAGCATAACAAACATCTTGAGTATCTATAGCCTTGAGATTTTTATTTATTTCAACAATGCGACTTTTTGCGCTAGAGATATCATTTTGAAGAGTTCGCATCTCGTCAAATAATGATGGATTTATTTCTGGTTTTTTTAAAGTTAAATCAAATTTTAAATTTTTTCTTTCCTCAAGCATAATATTGTTTTTATCAATTTTTTTACAAGTATCATTATAGTCGTTCAACTCTTGTTGCAAAACACCTATCTTTTGTTGTAAACTTTCATCTACTAATGGGACAGTTGTTTCTTCAATCTTATCTGGAATTGTTGCACTTTCAAGAAAATCATCAATACTCTTTAGTTCACCTTTTTTAGATATAAGTTCTTTTTCTGTGCTTGAGCTTTTTATTTTTACTTGGTTACCTATATCAACATACTTTTCTAGGTTAAACAGATTAATTAAAAACTTTTTTCTATTTGTATCTGTTGCTTTTAGAAAGTCTAATAAGTCAGTGCTACTTTGATACGTTAATTGTGAGAATACTTCAAAGTCTAGTGCAAACAACTTTTGTATTTTTTTGTAAGTATCTAAAACTTTATGCTCAGTTATATCTAGTCCATTTTCAATTAATTTAACTTTTGTTGTGTTGTTGTTTCTAACAACATTTATTTCATATTCTATGTCATCAATTGTAAACGTTAATCTACTGTTCCAAGATTTGTTTTTAGTCCAGCGATTTAATAAATCAGCTTTTTTAATAGATTTAATATTTTTATTAAATAATGTTTCTTGCAATATCAAAGCAATACTTGACTTACCACTACCATTAGGTGCAGTAAGTTGTGTAATTCTACTTTTATCAAAATCAATAACATTATCAGCACCGTAGCTGAACATATTAGAGAATCTAAGTTGTTTTAATTTTATGTATGCCATTATGCTAAGTTTAAATTTTTAAATTCTGTGATAATCTTTTTTACGTTTTTAACTTGTATATGTTCTAAATATAGCTCTAGTTCTTCATAGATGGATTTGTTTTTTAAGTCAAGAATACTATCCTTGACAGTGCTGCTTGCAATCTTTTTATCAAGTAGCTCACTATTTGAAACTTTACTCAATTCATCGACACTACCTGTCACTTCGTAAATGGTGTGGTTTACGTTGTCTTGTGTCATCTCGTCACCAACCTTAATTGTTTTTCTTAACAGTTTTGGTAGATTTAAATCATGAAAAGATACAGAATAATCTTTAGGAGATTTGTAGTCTATAATATCAACACCATAAGTTCTACTTGGGTCTCTGTCAAAAGTAACGTTTAGTGGGCTACCAGGATAGTATGCAGGAAAGTCTTTATATTTATGATTAAAATGTAAGTCACCTAATAATATCAGATGCCACCCACGAAGATTATCAAAATCATATTCTGGAGTAACGTGTGGAGGCACTTCTCCTCTTATGTGTGTCACTAGAATATCATCTGGATAACATACAGGTAAATTATTAGTTTGCATTTCTCCGTATGGAAAGAAACAAAAACTAGCATTTTTAAATTTTACCTGCTCGTTTTTTGTGATAATACGAACCAAGTTATTTTTGATTGCATTTTTCTGTGTAAAAAACTCTAAAAAAGACTCACCTTTTTTAGTTGCTTCATGATTGCCTGGTATAATATAAGTTGGGACAGTAACTGCGTTGATGTAAGTCAAAAATAAACACACCTCATCAGGTTGTGGTTTTTTATCAAACACATCTCCTGCAATAATATGTACGTCAACTTCTTGTTCGAGAGCGATTAGCTTTCTAAACATTGACTTAAAACGATTTACTTGCCAATCATAAGGCACTTTCTTTTTATGAAGCAGAATGTGCCAATCTGCACTACACAATATTTTCATTCAATCCAATCCAAAACTTTAACACATTCTGTTATGTATTGTTTAGCTTGTTCTTTGGTTCTAGCTTTTAGTTTTGCTACCCCTTGATTATATTCAATTTTCCAGTGAATTTCATGTTCACTGCTTTTCATAGATACATTGTCAGCTAATATAAATTCAACTGTATATTCTTTTTCCTTTGGAAACTGTATAATTTCAGTCATAATATCCCATCGCATTAGTTATTTTATACCAACCATGCTCAATCAGTTCATAGATGGTATGTTTTGCAGTAAAACTATCTATTACTGCACAATCTGATTTATTTCTAGGATTATGTGCAATAGCAATATTAGCAGGGTAATAGTCAACAAATATACACTCACCCTCTTTACAAATTATTTCTCTTTTTATCATACCCTTACAATCTTGCTTACATCACCTTCAAACGTATAAGCACCACAGTGATTTAATTTAGTTGATAAATCTAACCATATTTCACCACCTATCTTTTGCCATCTTCTACAAAAGGTGTAATCTTCACTTAAATATCTATTATCATCTGGACAATGCATTGTGTCAAAAAATGAATAACAATACTTATGAAAAGCGGGGTCAATGTTACTATCATTTTTATAGTGCAAGTCTGGATAAGCAGTTCTCATCTTTTCAAACACATTCTTTTTTATACAAAAAAAGCCTGTGCTAGCATCCAACACCTCAGCGGCACCGTTCTCAACTCTAATCTGTCCGTTATCTGGATTCATAAATTTAAAATTTATTGCATATTGAACAGGTAATGCCTTTTTTGGATAAGCACCAGCAATAATATCTTTATCATACGCTAAGGCTCTCAATACACTTTCGGCATCAAACTCTATATCTGCATCAATAAAAAATAGGTGCGAACAATCACTACCCATAAACATGGCAGACAAAATGTTTCTAGCACGAGTTACCAAACTTTCATTACGCAGTGTTGTGACTCTGAAATTTATTCCATGCTTAATCAACACTTGAGTAGTTCTAAACATACTCAAAAAGTATTGGTCTGTTAACATCCCACCATAACAAGGTGTTGCAAAAAATACATTATGCCCACGCAATTTAGAAATATCTATTGTTGCTTTTTTGCCTTCAATAGATTTGAACGCACCCACTGTGTTTGCAGTGGGTGTTGTGTTCGTTACATAATCAGAAAGACTACGTTTCATTATGCTAAGTCCTCAACGTTTTCAGATGGTTTCAACGAATCATCTGTTTGTGACGCAAATAAGTTAGTATTTGTTAAAAGCCATTCTTTTTGTTCATCATAAGATTGTCTTTTATATATTCTATCAAGGTCGAACAGCTCTAAGCCTTTTTCATCTTCACTTAATGCACTGTTGTTTCTTGCAGGAATAACTGTATACTTCACGTTTTGTGGAAGTGGTCCAGTCTTCTCTTTTTTAATTGTTATGTCATATCCTTTTTCAGAATCAGCAGGGCTGCCGTAATCTGGGTTGGATGCGTAATCAACTATCTGACCATAGATTGTTGCTCTTAAATCAAACAGTTTAATTTTGCCATCAGTTCTGTCTAGCACATTACATACATAACTAAACTGAGGTTTGTCAGCATAGACATCCGCAGGAACTTCCTTGAACGGATTTTCTGCACTACTGTCAAATGCTTCAGTATCTCTTTGAAACTCAAGACATTCGACTGGCATTTTCTTGCCTTCTGTTGTTACTACCCAATAGCAGTATCTTGGTAACACATCGCCAACTAATCTGACTTTTGTATCACCGATGTTTAGTGTGAGTCTTTCAATCTCTTTTCTGTTGTTAGACCCAGTGTTTTGTTTTCCTTTTGCTTCACTCCAAGCTATCATTGTTTTCTCCTGTTGTTGAACGTAAGTTCGGGGTTATTCCCTCTTGAGGGATT